GGCGACACCGTGAGACGGGATACCGGCGATACCGTGAGGGTCTGATCTCGGTCGGCCGTGGCAACGGTAAGACGCCGTTCGGTGCGGCGATCATGCTCGTATTGCTCGGGTTCGATGAGCCGTTCGAGGCTCGCGCCGAGATCTATACCGCCGCCGTTAAACGCGATCAGGCGGGCTTGTCGTTCGAGGCGGCCAAGCGGTTCGTTGAGCGGTCGGGCATGGAACGCGCCGGCTATATGGAGGTCTACAAGCGGGCGATCACAATGGATCGGGTCGGCTCAAAGCTCGAGCCGCTCTCGAGCGACGCGAAGTCGAGCGACGGTCTCAATATCCACGGGCTACTAAAAGACGAATTGCACGCGTGCACGCGATACCAACGTGATTACCTCGATAATTTACAAACGGCGATGGGCAAGCGGCGGCAGCCGCTCGACTTGACGATCACCACGGCCGGCGATGAGCACTCCGAGCTCTGGCTCGAGTATTACGAACTATGCCGGCAAGTCGTCGAGCGGGGCAATGGGTTCGAGATCGACTCGCTCTTCGTCGCTATGTTCGAGATCGACGACGATGACGACGAGCTCGATGAATCGGTCTGGCCGAAAGCTAATCCGATGCTTGAGTACGGTATCGTCAAGATCGACTACTTGCGCGATGAGGCCAAGAAGGCCCGCGAGCGACCCGACAAACGATCGCAGTTCCGCCGCTATCACGCGAACAAGAAGACCGTCAGCTCGGCCAAATCGATCACGTCGAAACTCTGGGCGTGTGGGCATCAACCGATCCCGTGGGACGAGCTCGAGAACGGGTTCGCCGCGGTCGATCTCGGCTGGAAGGACGATCTCGCCGCGATCGGGTATACGTTCCCGCTCGACTGGGTCGACGTCGAGGGCAAGAGCAAGCGGCGGTACGCCATCTTCGCGGACGTGTTCGTGCCGAAGGGCACCCGTCGGCAGCTCGACCGCCCACCGTTCGCTCAGTGGGTACGTGAGAAGCGGCTCATCGTCACCGATTCCGAATGGACGGATACCGGGCCAATGTATCGGCTGCTCGAGAAGCGACACAAAGACTACGGGATCGAGACTCTTGCGTACGACCCGTCGAATGCGCGAGAATTCGCAACTAACGTGTTGAACGAAGTCGGGATCGATACGTTCTCGTTCGTCCAGAAGCACGAGAAGTACAACGAACCGCTCGAGGAATTCAAGATCGCACTTAGCGAGGGCAGGATCCTGCACGGTGGCGATAGTCTGCTCGGCTGGGCTGCGATGAATGCCGTTGAGAACGCGAACGCGAGGGGGCACCGGATGCCGGACAAGGCGAAGAGCGGCGACAAGATCGACCCGTTCGTCGCGGTGTTGATGAGCTTCTCGGAGGCCATGTTCGCCGAGCGAAAAAAGAAATCAGTTTACGAGCGGCGCGGCCCGATCACGCTATAGGATGCGAACATGACGACGACACCACCCGCCGAAGCAACTCGGTCGATCCATAACCCGGCCAAAGCAATTACCGCGAGCGATATCTTGTCGTATCTCGGGCAGGCGGGGACGACGAGCAACTCGGGTATCAGGATCACGCCGCGATCCGCGATGACGTGTTCGCCGGTATGGTCGGCCGTCGATCTGATTACGTCGGACGTCGCCAAGCTACCGATCCCGGTTAAGCGGCTCGCGGACGACGGACGTACCAAGACGATCGAGAAGACACACCCCGTGCATCGGCTGTTGAATCGATGGACGGGCCGCGAGACGCCGAACATCTGGGTATCGCGAATGCTCGCCCACGCGCTGCTCTACGGCAACTCGTATTCAGAGGTGTTGTGGTCGGGCTCGCGGGTTCGCGGGCTCCACTGGTACCGCCGCGATCAAGTTGAACCATACTGGGAAGATGGCCAGCTCACGTATCTGGTCGCGATCGACACCAAGAAGGACGGCCGGCCCAATGGGGAAACGGGGATTCGCCGGGTACCACCCGAGAATATGTTTCACCTGCAAGGGTTGACACTCGATGAGTACGGCGGGCTTTCGATTGTCGACTTCGCCCGCCAAACGATCGGCCGGCATCTCGCCGGCGAGAACTACACCGACGACTTCTTTAGCAATGATGCGACCCCATCGGGATTCTTCGAACATCCAGGCGAGATGAGCGAGGCCGCACAAGAGCGGTTTCTCGCGGCGATCGAACGCCGGCACCGCGGGGCGGGCCGCCGGCATCGGCTCGGTATTCTCGAAGAGGATATGAAGTTTAACGCGGTCGGGGTCTCACCTAAAGACGCGCTGCTTGTCGAGCTCCTCGACTGGGGCGTCAAGGACGTCGCGCGATTCTTCAACATCCCGCCGCACAAACTCGGCGACTCGAGCCGGGCGAACTATAACTCGCTCGAGATGGAGAACAAAGCGTACTTTGATTCGACGCTCGGCAAATGGGTCGGGCGGATCGAGGCCGAGGCGAACTACAAACTGTTTCTCGATTCCGAGATCGACGACGGGCTATACGCCGAGATGCAAATTGACCGCTGGAATCGGGCCGATACGCAAGCGCGGTTCGCCGCTTACGCGGTCGGGATTCAGTGGGGCATCTTCTCACGCAACGAAGTACGGCAGCTCGAGGGACTCAACCCGTACGAGGGTGGCGATGAGTACCTCACCCCCGCGACGCACACCGTCGGCACCGAGCCGGCGGCGGATGACCCCGAGGCCGAGCTCGCCGGCGATGACGAACCACCGGCAACGGATGATCCGATGCCGGCCGGTGATGACGAGCGATCGCGGGCACTACTCCGCGACGTACTGGTCGACCGTCTCTCGGCCGCCGCCCGACTGCTCGGCAATGCCGCGGGGCGGGCTGCCAAACGTGAACGTAACTTTATGGCAGCGATCAACGAGCTCGAGCAAAAGCACGGGGCCGCGGTCGCCGGCATGATCGACGCCGCGGTGAAAGTCGCAGGCGGCGAGGATCGGGTCGCCGACGTCTCGGGCCGATTGTTTGAACGGGCGGTGACACTGTTCGTCGAAGCCGCGGAATGCCAACCGGATTGGCTCGCGAGCCGGGTCGCCGATGCTGGCGAGCGGCTGAAACTGGATGCGATCGAGATCGCAACGGATCTCATTTACCCGAGGGTTTAGTGCAATGGAAAAACGAATTTCTGAACGGCCGGTGACGTTGCGCAGCGACATCGAAGAGCAAACGGGTCTGATCTCCGGCTATGCCGCGGTGTTCTATCGCGACGGCGATCAATCAACGCAGTACGAGCTATGGCCCGGCGCGGTTGAACGGGTAATGCGATCCGCTTTCGACAAAGTCGATGAGGATGACGTCCGGGCGATGTTCGATCATCACCTCTTGCTCGGCCGGCGATCGGCTGGCACGCTCAAGATCGAGGTCGACGACGTCGGCTTGCGGTATGAGATCCAGCCGAGCGATACAACCGCATACCGCGACACTGCCGAGCATGTACGGCTCGGCAACGTGACGGGCTCGAGCTTCAGTTTCAACATCCGCGGCCGCGACGGGCAGAAGTGGACCGAAGAGTCGCGAGACGGGCACACGTTCGAGGTGCGCGAGCTATATGATCTTTCGGTGTTCGACGTCGGGCCCGTGGTCAACCCGGCATACGTCGGCACGACAACGGGGGTGCGGGGCGCAGAGGCGTACGCCGAAGCCCGTTCGGCACGCGATGCTTGGGTGCAATCGTTCGAGGCCGCCGCGGCCGAACGGCGGCGTCGCGAGGCGTATTTGCGGAAGTCGTACTTGACAGCGCACAAACTGAAGAGCTAACGTGCAAGCTCAATCGGGACTGTCGCCGAATCGGCACGGGCCCGAAACGATAAATGCAAGCACGAACGACCGAAGCGGCCGGCGGCTTGTTGGCGATGACTCTATGTAATCATCGCCGGCAGGTCGCCGGCCGCTTTCCGTTGGTCCCGACTTGTCGGCAAGTCGAGGATCAAATCATGACACTGCGCGAACTACGCGAGAAGCATCTCGCGATCAGCAAAAACTTACGGGCCATCAACGATAAGGCCGAAGCCGAGAACCGCGGGCTATCGGCCGAAGAGAAGACCGAGTGGGATCGGCTCATCGCCGAGCATTCGGACGTCGAAGACCGGATCGAGCGGGCCGAAAAGATCGAGCATCTTGGCGGTAGCCGCGGCGCGGACAGCTTCAACCGCGAACAGGGTGACCGGGCTCGGTTCGATGAGCGACGCAAGTCGCACAATCCGAACGACGACGACCCGGATCGACCGTTGACGGGCTATGAGCAATGCCGAGCGTTCAACGCTTGGGCGATGGGCAAACGAAGTCAGGACGTCCAGGCGAAGCGGTGGGCCGAGCGAATTGGTCTCCCGATCGAGCAGTCGGAAGTCAACGTGATGCTCAATCGTGGTGAAGATTACGACGGGGTCCAACTGCCTGCGCCGCGGAGTCTGGCCGAGGCTCAGCGACAACGGGAGATCCGCCGCGAGATCCGCAACCGCCGGCTCGAGTCTTATGAAAGCCGGGCTCAAGCGGTGACGTTCACCACGGCGGGCATCAAGGACGCCGCCGGCGGTGCCGGTGGTTTCACGGTGCCGGATGAGATGATGGGCCCGTTCGAAGCCGCAATGTTGCAGTGGGGCGGAATGCGGCAAGTTGCCACGATCCTTACCACAGCGACCGGCAGCGACTTCCCCATGCCGAACGCGAACGATACGGGTCAAGTCGGCGCGATCGTCGGTGAGAATACCGAAGTCGCGGAGCAAGATGTCACGTTCACGCAACTGGTGCTGGGTTCGTACAAGTACTCGTCCAAGATGATCCGGGTCTCTGTCGAATTGCTGCAAGACTCGGCAATCAACTTGCCGGCGTTCCTCGGCGAAGCGCTCGGTACTCGTATCGGTCGGATCACGAATACGCACTTCACGGTCGGCACGGGTACGAGTCAGCCGCGAGGTATCGTTACCGCCGCGGCAAACTCAGGGGTGACGGGCGGTACGCCGCTCAAGCTCACCTACCCGGAGATTATGACCCTGAAGCACAGCGTCGATCCTGCCTATCGTGCGAATGCGACGTTCATGATGCATGACGCAACGTTGCTGAAAATGAAGACGATGGTCGATTCGCAGAACCGGCCGATCTGGATGCCGTCGGTGATCGCCGGCGAGCCGGCAACGTTCGACGGCACGCCGTACGTGATCAATCAGGACATGCCCTCGGCCGTCTCGACCAAGGGCTTGATCTACGGTGATTTGTCGAAGTACTTGATTCGAGACGTACGGGGCATCACCCTGCTTCGCCTCGATGAGCGCTTCGCCGATTACCATCAGGTCGCGTTCTTGGCATTCGCCCGATACGACGGCGACCTGCGAGACGCCGGTACGAATCCGGTCAAGTACTTGACTTTGGCCGCGGCGACCTAACCCTCCCCGGGTGACCGAGCTCCGGCGGCTGGTCGATAAGGCCAGTCGCCGGGCTTTTCCTTATAGGAGTTTCTTTGTGTTCATACGCATGAAGGCGGATCTCAACGAGTGGATCTACAACGTGAGCAAGGGGCAACTGATCGACGTCCCACCAGAATTCGGCGAGCAACTGGTCAAGCGTGAGCTTGCCGTCGCGGTTGACCCGGAGCAGGCGATCAAGGAAACGTATGGGCTAGAGCAGGCCGCGGCCCCCACCAAATCAACTGGCAAGCGAGGCAAACGTGATCCTCAAGCAAACGAGCAAGCCGGCGACAACGCCGATCTCTTTAGCTGAAGTCAAGCGGCATCTCGGGATCGTCTCGAATGAGTTCGATCTCGACATCGCCCAATTGATCGAAGCCGCGGTCAACGTGCTGCAAAAGTCGGTCGGTCGTCAACTCGTCTCTGCCGGATTCGAATTGATCCTACCCGACTTCTGCAACCCGGACGGGGCCGCATGGCCGATCGATCTCCCGATGCCGCCGTTGGTCTCAATCCAATCGATCACGTACTACGACCCCGACAACGCCGAGCAGACACTCGACCCCGCGGATTATCAATTGCTCAACGGGCTTGATCTCCCGGCGCAACTGTACCCCGCGGCGACAGGGCTCATATGGCCGTCAGTCAACACCAACCGCATTGATGCGGTGACGGTCGCCTATACCGCCGGCTACGGCACGGCGGCCGACGTGCCGGCCGAGGCGAAGCTCTGGTTGTTGCTCGTGGTCCGGCACTGGTTCGACAACCCGTCGGCAACTGGGGCCGGCAACGTTGGAAAAGAGCTTGAGCTCTCGGCGCGGTCGCTCCGGCGATCACTGGGGACGGGGTACTATGCCAACACGTAAGCACCGACACTATGGCCGTATCGAACGGCCGGCGAACGATAGCGACTTCGACGGTGGTATGTCACCGCCGACGGTCGTCTGCAACGTGTACGCCGCGATCGAACGACTAGCCGGGTTCGAGCGGGTCAACGCGAACCAGCTCTATGCCGGAGCGAACTATCTCGCGTTTATCCGCGACCCCGGTATGCGGATCACGCCGGAGATGCGGCTCGTGATCGGGCCCGACGTTTACGAGATCGCCGGAGTCGTCGCGATCGAACGCGAGCTCGAGCTCACCCTCATCGGGCCAAACGAGGCGGGAGGTCGCGATGAGCCTAGCTAACCGAATCGGTACGCAGCTCGGGCTGGGAACGACCCGAATCTCGATGCGATCCCGCACGGCTCGAGGGCGCAAGAATGACCCCGTGCAAATCTCGTGGTTTGGGGTTATCCAGATCGAGCGAAAGCTCAGCGGGCTCGGCGAGGGGATGCGGAAGAAAGCACTTCGGCCGGCTACCCGGCAGGTCGCGCACTTCACTCGCAACGTGGCGATGGATCTCGCGCCGCACGATACCGGGCAGCTCGAGCAGGCGATCAAGGTACGCGCGGCGAAACGTAGCCGGGCCGCAGCGAAGAAACACCAAGTCGCGACGAACACGATCACGAATGAGAACATGTTCACCGGCGACGAGTTCTACGGCGGCTTCATGGAATTCGGGACCGAGGATCGCGTCACCGCCAAGGGGGCGAACCGCGGCAAGATCGAAGAGAATCGGTTCTCGTTCCTACGGCCGGCGCTTTGGTTCTTCCCTGAGAAGAAACGGCAGATCTTCATCGCCGCACTAAAGCAATGGATTGTCGCACAACGGGCCAAGGGGGTGCGGCTATGAGCTCACTGTACGCACTCCGCGATTACCTCATGACCCCGGTCGATCTACCCGGCCCGCCGACGGTGCCGTTCATCACGCCACGGATAATCTCCGGGGTGCCGATCAAGAACCGCAACGACGCTCGCCGGATGCTGCGCGATCGGATCGGGGACGCAATCCAGCTCGGCCGCCGCCGGCAACGGACCAAGCAGGCGAACGCGATCACGCTCATGACGTCGACAGCGACAATGGAGTACGGGCTCCACGGGGCCGAAGAGGGCACCGAAGAGCTCGCAATCGCGACGGTCTCGTGTCTCGGCGGGGACGCTCCCCGGCGGTGTAATACGATCACGAACCTATTGTCACTCGCGGTCTCGGGCTGGTCGGGCGGATACTGGGGCGATCTCTACGTCGGTGAGTGTCTCATCGATGGTCGATCTGGTCGGGCGATCTCGCCGGTCGACGGGTCGGATAATTGGACGT